CAATGAAGGTAATGTCTGGTGTACAGGCCCGCCTCCATGCTGCCATGAAAAAAGAGTTACGACTTTTGTCTAAGATTGTTCACGATTATATGCCTGATGAGTACGTGTATGAAGTTGACGGAGACTTTAGCAGGAAGGCTGATTTTGACAAACGTATAGACGTTATACCTGTATCTGACCCCAACGCCGCTACTATGGCGCAGCGTATTATGCAGTATCAAGCCGCGTTACAACTAGCGCAACAAGCGCCCCAATTGTACGACATGGGTAAGCTGCACAGGCAAATGCTTGAGGTTCTTGGCATCCAAGACGCGGAAGATTTAATCAAGCTACCTGAAGATATTAAACCTTCTGACCCTGTAACTGAGAACATGATGATCCTGAAACAGGAGCCAGTCAAAGCGTTCAAGTATCAAGATCACGAAGCTCACCTAGCGGTGCATATGGCTGCGGCACAAGATCCAAAGATTATGCAGATGGTGGGGCAGTCTCCATTTGCTCAAGTAATACAGCAGGCAATGGCGGCACATATTACAGAGCATGTTGCATTCCAGTATCGTAGGGAAATGGAAAAGATGCTGGGGGTCGAGATGCCTAGCGAAGATCAGCCATTGCCTGAAGATGTTGAGGTTGAAATTTCTAGATTGGCTAAGGATGCAGCAGAGAAGCTTCTCAAGAAAGATCAGGCAGAGGTGTCTCAGCAGCAGGCTCAAGCGCAACAACAAGATCCTGTTGTACAGATGCAACAGCAAGAGCTTCAGCTAAAAGCGCAAGAGCTTCAGCATAAGATGCAACTAGACACGGCTAAGCTTCAGCTTGAAGCTGAGAAGATTAAAGCCACTAATCAAAGAGAGGGTGCCAAGCTGGGAGTTAAGCTGGCAACTGATCTTGATAATTCCCAACGTGCAGATCAGCAGGCTGGGGCGAAACTGGGAGTTGAATTAGCAAAGGAGCTAGGTAAGGGGGATGGATGACACGGTTGTTGCGTTGATGAAACGTAGCATATCCGAATCCAAGACGGAGATAGAACAGTTTTTGGCCGGGGGCCAAGCACAATCTATGGAAGATTACTGCCGTCTTGTAGGGAGATATGAGGCTTTAAAACTAATTGAAGCCGATTTAGTTGATTTGGAAGAAAGAATTATTGCACAATAAGTTCTAGTATTCTATTTCGTAATTGGGGGCTTCGCGGATAGACCGCGCAAGGTTTCTGTGAACCTTAATCACTGCAAGGTATATGCAATGTATAAAGATGAAAAAGTAACTGACGATAAAGTAGCAACTCAGTTACCAGAACCAAAAGGCTACAAAGTTCTTATTAGCACTGTTGAGGTTAATGAGAAGACCGAAGGCGGGGTGTATATGCCTGACCAACTTAGGCAGGCAGAAGAAACCGCTTCTATTATAGGGTTTGTAATTAAAACTGGCCCTGATGCGTATTCCGATAAAGATAGATTTCCAAATGGAGCCTACTGCAAGGAAGGTGATTTTGTGATCTTTAGATCTTATTCAGGAACCAGATTTAAAATACATGGCAAAGAGTTTCGTCTTGTAAATGATGACACTGTTGAAGCAGTCGTCGAAGATCCACGGGGGTATACACGGGTATGAATAGTTTGGCAGATAAACCAGAGCTAACAGAACAAGATCTTGAAAACGAATCACCTGAAACACAAGATGTTGTGGATGATTCGTTTGAGATAGAAGTGTCTGACGACACTCCTGAAGAAGAGAAACCGCGTCTGGCAGAAGATAGAGAGCCAGAAGTGCCTTCTGACGATGAGATAGATAAATATTCTGTTGGGGTTCAAAAGCGCATAAACAAGCTAAAATTTGAAGCGCAAGAGCAAGAACGGCAAAAACTCGAGGCCCACAGGCTACAAGAAGAGGCTCTGCGGTATGCTCAACAGATAAAATCTGAAAACGAACAGTTACGAAAAAACCTTGATGCGGGTGAAGAAACCCTTATTGGGCAGGCTAAAGGGCGCATCGAAGCGCAGTTAGATAAGGCTAAATCTGCGTATAAAGCTGCATATGAGTCAGGAGATCCTGACGCTTTAATAGCCGCGCAAGAGCAGCTAACGACCTTGAAGGTAGAGTCTGACAGGGTAAATAACTATAAACCACAGGTTAGAACCGCGCCACAGCCACAGCCACAGTATGCTCAACCTGCCCCGCAAGTTGATAAGCCTGATCCAAAAGCCCTTGAGTGGGGTAAGAAAAATACTTGGTTTGAGAATCCTGAAACTCCTGAAATGACAGGCTATGCATATGGTGTGCATCAAAAGCTTGTACAATCAGGGATTGATCCGAGAAGCGATTCTTATTATGATGAAATAGACAAGGCTATGAAAAAAGCCTTTCCAGATAAGTTTGACGGTGGGCAAATAGAGGAAGAAGCACCCCAACGTCAGGCCGGTTCCGTGGTTGCCGCACCGTCAAGATCGACAAAAAAGCCACGCACAGTGCGATTAACCTCGACGCAAGCCTCTCTCGCCAAGCGGCTTGGACTCACGAATGAGCAATATGTGGCGCAAATGTTGAAGGATCAATCCAAATGAGTAACAGAACCTCACGCAGTAATGATGACCGCGAAGCGGTCAAACGTAAAGTGTCATGGGAAAGACCGACCATGTTACCGACCCCCGAACCTCGCGCTGGCATTAGCTATCGCTGGATTCGCACCTCTACTTTGGGTACTACGGATAACAAGAATGTTTCTTCCAGATTTCGTGAAGGTTGGACACCTGTTCGTAAAGAGGATCATCCGAACCTTCAAATCGTGTCCGATATTGATTCGAGATTTCAAGACGGCATTGAGGTAGGTGGCTTATTGTTATGTCAAAACGCCATCGAAAAAGTTGAGGCTAGGGTTGAGAAGCAGCTAGACATGGCACAGAGCCAGATGGAAGCGGTTGATAATTCCTATCTGAAACAATCAGACCCTCGTATGCCCGTTCTAAACCCAGAACGGAGTACACGATCTTCATTTGGCAAGTAACCCTTTTGGGGAGCTTGTCGTAACTTAAACTCTAGGAGTATGAGAAAATGGCTACTACAGCAGCTCCCTACGGCTTAAAACCTGTGCGCCGCGCAGATGGAATGCCGTATGCTGGTGCGACTAATCAGTATCTCATTGACCCCGCTGGAGAAGCAACAAACCTGTTCTACGGGCAAGTTGTTATCATTGGGGCTGATGGTTACATCGCACTCGCAACTGGTTCAGGTGCAGACCTGACATCTAACAGCATCTCAGGAACAACAGGCGTTGGCGCTATTGGCGTTTTCGTTGGTTGTGAGTATGTAAATTCTTCAGGCCAAACGGTCCAAGCGCAGTATTACCCAACTGGAACTTCCAATGGTGATGCTATTAAAGCGTATGTTGTTGACGATCCAAATGTACTATTCCAAGCCCAGCTTGATGGTACAGGAGCGCAAACAATCATCGGTACAAACACATTCTTTGCAGCAGTGCAGTCTACCTCAACTGGTAATACCACGACAGGTAACTCTACATCTGCATTGGACGCTACGGTGAAGACTGCCGCAGCGGCGTTCCGTGTTGTTTCACATGTGTCAGATGCTGCTGATGCGTTCCCAGATGTACTTGTAAAGTTCAATCCGGGCGCTCACCAGATGACCAATAACGTAGGCTTATAAGGAGGTTAAATCATGGCTATTTCACGCGCCCAGCTCCTTAAAGAGCTGTTACCGGGTCTGAATGCATTGTTTGGTTTGGAGTACGGAAAGTACGAAGACGAACATTCTGAGATCTATGAAACTGAAACTTCAGAGCGTAGCTTTGAAGAGGAAGTTAAATTATCAGGTTTTGGAGCCGCCCCTGTGAAAGCAGAAGGTGCTTCAATTTCTTATGACAACGCACAGGAATCATTCACTGCGCGTTACAATCATGAGACAGTCGCAATGGGCTTTTCTATCACAGAAGAGGCTATGGAAGACAATCTGTATGATTCGCTTTCTGCTCGTTATACCAAAGCTCTTGCTCGCGGTATGGCATACACAAAGCAAACAAAGGCTGCTTCTTTGTTAAACACAGGCTTCACCACCTTTAACTCAGGTGATGGCGTTACTTTGTTTAGCACAGCGCACCCAACCGTTGAGGGCACTACTAACGCTAACCGCCCTGCAACTGATGCTGACTTGAATGAAACCTCACTTGAGCAAGCTGTTATTGATATTGCCGCGTTCACAGATGAACGTGGTTTGTTGATTGCTGCGCGCCCTCGTAAGTTAATCATTCCACCAGCATTAATGTTTGTTGCAACTCGCTTGTTGGAAACAACTCTGCGTGTTGGTACAGCAGATAATGATATCAACGCACTTAACTCAAACGGATCTATTCCAGAGGGTTATGCGGTGAACCACTATCTGACAGACAATGATGCCTTCTTCATCACAACTGATGTGCCTAACGGCATGAAGCACTTTGTCCGTACCGCTATGCAAACAGGCATGGATGGTGACTTTGACACTGGTAACGTGCGCTACAAAGCGCGTGAGCGTTACAGCTTTGGTGTATCAGATCCATTGGGAATGTACGCTTCTCGCGGAGCATAAAGTATGCTATAAGGTGGGTACTTCATGTATTCTCCTCATGTATAACTCAGGGGCAGCTTCGGTTGCCCCTTTCTTTTTGTTTAAATATCTATTACTATATGTGTATCCCTGACAGACACATGGTGTGTCTGACTAACCCAGACAGGAGATCGACATGGGTACTACTACTTTTTCTGGTCCTATACGGGCTGGCAACATCCGCAACACAACGGGCACTACTGTTGGGTCAGACATAGCAAACGTAGGTTATGTTGTAATGACTCAACAACATGTAATGGATATTTCTGGCGGCGCTGTCGCAGCAGAAGCCACAAATGTGGTAATCCCTGCCAACTCAAAAATCGTAGACATCATCATTGATTTAGAAGTGGCTGCTAACACTACGACGAATATCAGTGTTGGTGATACCGTAGGCGGTGCAGCGACCCTTGTTAATGCTGTTGCTTCTGGAACTACTGTAGGTATTAAGGCGTTAGGCGCTTCTGGCGGTGGTACACTTACATGGAAAAACACTGGTACATCTGATTTGAAATTAACTGCGACCTCAAGTGCAGGTACAAATGCGGGATCAGTTGTTATAACAGTGATGTATGCTCAAGCGTTTAATACGGCTGTTCAGCCGTAAGGAGGCCTAGATGGCTGGTCAAGAGATACGGGCATTTAATGTCTCAACATCAGGATTTAGTGCAGGGGTTGTTGGCCCCGCACGGAGTCGAATACAGGGCATCTTGGTGTATGCCACTAACATCACAGCATTTACTATTAAGAATGGCTCCGCATCAGGAGCCACTCTGCTGGATTTAACCCTTCCAGCGGGATGGAACGATGTGTTTCTCCCTAATGATGGTATTCTTGCTGACAATGGGGCCTATGTGTCTGCTCTATCAGGCTCTGGTTCAGTGATAACTTTACTCCTTGAGTAAGAGATGGCTGAGAAAAAGAAAGGCTCCATGAAGGGGCACAGCATAAAAGGTGGTCATAAACGTCCCACAAAGTCTGGGGCGGGTATGACAAAAAAGGGTGTTGCCAAGTATCGCAAGGACAACCCCGGCTCCAAGTTAAAAACTGCTGTGACGGGGAAGGTTAAGAAGGGGAGCAAGGACGCAAAGCGGCGCAAGTCTTTCTGCGCCCGTTCTGCTGGACAAATGAAGAAGTTCCCCAAAGCAGCAAAAGATCCTAATAGTAGGTTAAGGCAAGCAAGAAAACGGTGGAAATGTTAAATGGCTATTTCTCGTTCCCAGATGGGCAGTCAACTAACAGGTAACAGAACCTCTACAGGTGATGACGCTAAAGACCTTGAGATTATTCGTTTTGGCAAAGGTGGCAAGACGAAGAAGAAATCTAAAAGTCGTGTTAATGAAGCTGGCAATTACACCCAACCAGAGAAGAGAAAGCGTATATTTAATCGCATAAAGGCTGGTGGAAAAGGCGGCAAACCGGGGCAATGGTCAGCAAGAAAAGCGCAAATGTTGGCGAAGGCTTATAAAAAAGCGGGTGGGGGCTATAGAGGTTAATGGCGCTCAAGAAGTCACAGAAGAGCTTGAAGTCTTGGACAAAGCAGAAGTGGCGAACAAAGTCTGGCAAGCCATCGACGCAAGGGAGCAAGGCTACAGGCGAGCGATATCTTCCTGAGAAGGCTATCAAGTCTTTGACCTCTGCGGAGTACGCCGCTACTACGAAGAAGAAACGCGAGGCCACCAAGAAGGGCAAGCAGGTTGCCAAGCAGCCTAAGAAAATTGCAAAGAAAACCAAACGGTTTAGGAGCGTAGTGACATAATGGCTGTAGTAACCCCAGACATGCCAGAGATTTTTGAGGAAGCTTTTGAAAGGGCTGGCCTTGAGATGCGTACTGGATACGACCTTAAAACCGCACGAAGAAGTCTAAATCTTTTAACATTGGAGTGGCAGAACCGTGGTCTTAATCTCTTCACTATTGAAGCGGGTACGCTCGCTGTTACAGCGGGTACGGCAACGTATACCCTCCCTGCGGATACAATTGATATCATCGAACACCAAATCCGCACCGGAACGGGCACAAACCAAATCGACACCTCCCTCGAAAGAGTCAGTGTCTCGACCTACGCCCAGCAAACCAACAAAAACACGCAAGGTAGGCCGACCCAAATCTACGTCCAAAGGCTCCCAACGGAAACAAAAGTAACTCTTTGGCCCGTACCTGATAATACAACGACCTATGAAATAGCATATCATAGGCTAAAAGGTATTGATGGGCTGTCATCTGGAGTTGGGGCAGCGATATCTTCTGTACCGCCTCGATTCGTGCCCTGCTTGGTTGCAGGCATGGCATATTACATTGCTATGAAAAAGAACCCTCAGATGGCGGCTAACCTAAAGCAAGAGTACGAGTTTCAGTTCCAGCTAGCTGCTGGTGAGGATGAAGAGACAGCATCAATTAAGTTCGTTCCATTCAACACATTTATGATGGGTGCGTGATGAGTTACGCTAGAGGCAAATATGCTTTTGGTTACTGCGACAAGACAGGGTTTAGATACCCTTTGGCAGATCTTGTGCCTGAGTTTAACAATGGCGTGAAGACTGGATTTCTGGTTGGGCGTGATGTTGTTGACCCAGATCAGCCACAAAACTTCTTGGGCAGAATTAAGATAAATGATCCTCAGTCTCTGAGGAACCCAAGACCAGACACATCCTTAGAGGAGAGTCGCGGTTTATTTGGGTTTAATCCTGTTTGGAATGATCTTCAATTTATGCAGTCTGAAGTTGGTACTGTTACTATCAACATAACTTAGGAGTAGAAGCGATGATGAAGAAAAAAGGCTATGCTAAAGGCGGCGTTACCAAGAAGATGATGGGTGGCGCAATGAAAAAGAAAAAACCTGTGGCAATGAAATCAGGTGGAAAGATGCCTATGGTCAAAAAGAATGGGAAGAGTGTCCCAGCATTTGCTGCTGACGGCGTAGGTAAGATGAAAAAAGGTGGTGTTACCAAAAAGAGAATGGGTGGCGCTATGATGAAAAAGAAAAAGGGTTACGCCAAAGGCGGTAAGACTAAAAAGTAAAGTCAACTTGGGGGGATAGATTGGCTTATTTGCAGAGTAACATACCGCACTTCAAGTGCTGGGTTCGCCGTGAGTATACTCACAATCATGAACAATACCACGGTGAGTTCTTACATGCGATGGCAATAGCGGTAACGACAATGCCAAACAGGTGCTTGAGCTTTCAAGTTATCTTTACGGGATGCGAGGCTGATGAAGAAGGAGATGAGAATGTACACGGTGGCGCAATGTGGGCGAGAATGCCTATAACCGCTCTTGTAGCCGATGAGCCGCTCACTGAGTGGCCTTCTGCCATGTCTGTGCATAACGCCCAGCCTTGGGACTGTTCGTCCTACAACCACGCTGTGTACGTCTTGGACAGGGCAACACCATGTCCTTGGTTGGCAAAGATAGATGGGAATATGTATCCTGCAAAGTATATGTTTACTGTTGATTACTCTGAGAGTGAGATAGCAGATGACCCAGCGCAGCATAAGCAAAGTCATGTTATGCAGCTTCTAGATGCTGGAGAATGGACTGGTAACGTAGTGGCGCTGCCTAACAATCGTGTAAGGGTTACTCACCCTGCATGGTTCGAGACTGGCGCTGGTGCCCCAGACTTCAAGCCATCTCAACATATACACTATTCAAAATCCGATTTAGACTATACTATGGATGTCAACAAAATATTTGATAACTTATATCAAGAGGAGAATCAAAATGGGCGTTGAAGATGTTAAGCCAAAAGCGCGGCCAAAAGACCTTGAGAAGGCGGCAAAGAAAAAACGTATGGCTGAAGAAAGGCGTACAGAAAAAAGAATTATAAAAGCATCTGGTCGCAGAAGAACTAGAGATCACAATGCGGAACCCAAACAAGACATTAAAAGCGCACTAGGGTTGGCTGGTGGCGGCAAGGTATGCCGTGGCATGGGCGCTGCCACTCAAGGTGGCAAGTTTAGAATATCATAAGGGAAAGTTCAAATGAACTATTCAGAACTGACGCAAGCGATCAAAGACTATACGGAGAACACAGAGAGTACCTTTGTGACCAATATTCCTAACTTTGTGCGTCAGGCTGAAGAGCGGATCTTTAGGGATATCACTATTCCAGAGCTACGCAGGAACGTCACAGGCAATGTAAACGCTGGCAATAAGTATGTTGCGAGGCCTGATGACTTTCTAGCCACGTTCTCTTTAGCTATTATCAATGGCACAACGTACACCTATCTTTTAGACAAAGAGGTGAACTTTGTGCGGGAAGCCTACCCTGATACCACGGTGCAGGGGTTGCCGCAGTATTACGCAATATTTGATGGGGATACCGCTACAGGCAATGGCAACTTCTTGCTTGGCCCTACGCCTGATGCAGCATACGACTTGGAGTTGCATTACTACTATGATCCACCTTCTATTGTCACCTCTGGTACATCTTGGCTTGGCGATAATGCGGAAGCGACATTGCTTTACGGATCTCTTATAGAAGCGTATACGTTTATGAAGGGCGAAGGCGATATGGTTCAATTGTATAACGAAAGATATTCGTCAGCCCTTATCAACATGGCTTCTTTGGGGGCTAAGTTGAGGACTGACACATACAGGCGACCTGCCGCGTAGGAGATAAGGTATGGCAATAATTCAAGCAACATGTACGTCTTTTAAGCTTGAGCTTCTAAAGGCAGAGCATGACTTTGATGCACATACGTTTAAGATAGCTTTGTATTCAAACGCGGGTTCTTTGGGTGCGGATACAACTGTGTATAGTACAACAAACGAAATAACCAATACATCTGGAACGGCATACACTGCGGGGGGCAAGTCGTTGACAGTGACATCTACATTTCCAAAGACCTCTGGAACAACGGCTATTGTAGACTTTGACAATATTTCATGGACTGACGCAAGCTTTACAGCAAGGGGGGCGCTGATCTATAACTCAAGTGCTTCTAATAAAGCTGTTGCTGTGTTAGACTTTGGAAGCGACAGGGTTGCTAGTGATAGTACCTTTGAAATACAATTCCCCGTAGCGGATGCCACATCTGCTATAATTCGCATAGCATGATAGGAGTTATCTAAATGGCGAGCTTTAACAAAGTAAACGATTTTGTGGTAAACGCAGTCCACAACATGGATCTTGCAAGCGACCAGCTTGCGGTAGCCTTAACCAATACTGCGCCGGGAAGTGAATCAAGTAACCCAACCGCAGATGGTAACGGTATTGTTGGTAATCTTACACAGATTAGCTACAGTAATTGTTCTTCTCGCAACCTAACTACAAGCTCATCATCACAGTCTAGTGGTGTATATAAGCTGGTTGTTGCAGATCTTACGCTTACTGCTTCTGGTACGGTTGGCCCCTTCCGTTATATCTATATCTTTGATGATACGGTTTCTTCTCCAGCAGACCCAATCATTGGGTACTATGATTATGGCACTTCATTGACGCTGAACAACGGTGATACGTTCACCTTAGATTTCAGCCCAAGCAACGGTGTCATCCAACTAACATAAGGCAGTATCATGGCGAAGCTCTTCAACAGAGCCAAGATGACAACCAGCACTACGGGTACTGGTACAATTACTCTTGGCAGTGCATCTACGGGGTTTCAGAGTTTCGCGGATGCTGGGGTTAGTAACGGTGACGTAGTACAGTACGTCATCGAAGAGACCTCTAACTTTGAAATAGGTACTGGTACATATACCGCTTCTGGCACAACCCTTACAAGGACCGTGCAAGAGAGTTCAAACTCAGATAATGCCATCAGCCTTGCGGGGAATGCTGTTGTCTTTATCAGCGCGGTAGCCAGTGACTTAAATATCTTGCAAAATGCAGGGTCTACCAAGGTTGCAGCGACATCTTCTGGTGCCACGGTTACGGGTAACTTGGCAGTTACGGGCACGGTTGACGGGCGTGATATCGCAACGGATGGTACAAAGTTAGATACCATAGAAACCAATGCTGACGTTACTGACACTGCAAATGTGGGATCTTCTCTCACAGGGTTTGCTACGGGCACAGACGCGGTTTCTTCTGACCTTATTCCTGTCTACGATGTAACAGCTTCTGCTTGGGAAAAGCAGACTATTGCTAATGCAGCACTACAAGGCCCTACAGGGCCTACTGGCCCTACAGGGGGAACTGGTCCAACGGGTCCGACAGGCCAAAAAGGTCAGAAGGGCGAGGTGGGTAATACAGGCGGTACAGGGCCAACAGGCCCAACAGGTCCGACAGGCCCTCAAGGCCAGAAGGGCCAAAAAGGGCAGACAGGCAACACGGGTCCAACTGGTTCGCAAGGACCGACAGGTCCAACTGGCTCAACGGGTCCGACAGGCGGCACGGGTCCAACTGGGCAGAAGGGGCAGAAGGGTCAAACAGGCAGCACAGGACCAACAGGACCGACAGGGCCAAACGGACCAACAGGCCCTACAGGGTCGCAGGGTCCGACAGGAAGCACAGGCCCAACAGGCCCAACTGGCCCAACTGGTAGTGCTAATAATACCGCTGGCTCTGTGGGATCATTCGCATGGGCGGCACTAAATGCTGCTGTAAACGCAGCAACCTTTGGAAGCAACCTTGCTGGTAGTGGTATAAGGAGTACCTCAGTTAGGGGCCCTAACAACCTAACCGTTCCAACTTATCCTTGTGGTCAGGGAAATAACTTGTCTGGCACATGGAGATGTATGGGACACGGAATAAACCACGCAAATAATGGCTATTACCAGCAAACTTTATGGATCAGGATTTCATAATGCCTAGAGTCTTTATTACAGAAGTAAGAAACGGCGTATATCTTAGTGAAGATCATACAGATTTTAATTGTGAGATAAATCATCCTACATATGGATGGATAGAATATACAGTTAAGTCTGATGACGATGACTACACAATAGACAACGAAGCTCTTAGAACCCTTCTGGGTTCAAATATTGCGCCTTATGCTGGTATTTCTGCGGAGCAACAATTATATGAAGAACAAATCTCAACAATTAGGGATAAAAGAGACGGACATTTGATTACGGATGTTGATCCATTAGTAAGTAACCCTTTAAGGTGGAATGCACTTACATCTGAAAAGCAAGCAGAGTGGACTAATTATAGAAACCTTTTGTTAGACGTTCCGCAGCAAGAAACATTCCCTCATAGTGTGGAGTGGCCTAATAAACCCAACTAAAAGGTATAAAAGTGATTGTAAGAAATTCATGGCAAATGTTTACTGCTGCTTTAGACGATGAAGTTGTTACTAAGATAGTTGAAAGCGCAGGTCCAACAGATGTAGCAACAACCTTTAACACCAAAGACTTTGATGTTGCGCATCCTGATAATGTTGAGCAGGTTTCATCTATTAGAAGTAGTAGGGTGTCATGGCTAAACAATCAGCCTTGGGTTTTAGATATGCTTTATTTCTATGTAGACTTGGCAAATCAATCAGCTTTTAAAGTTAATGTAAACAAAAAGGCTGAAATCCAATACACAGAATACCATGCGGATCAAGGCGGTCATTATGGATTACATCATGATATTGATTGGAATAGAAACGATGGCTTTGACAGGAAGCTCTCAGTAACCGTACAGCTTTCAGATCCTTTCGATTATGAGGGTGGGGGCTTTGAATTTACTGAAACAGAAAGCCCAATGGCGGGTGCTTCAAAAGCAAAGGGAACAGTTTTAATTTTTCCCAGCTATCTTCAACATAAAGTAAAGCCCATTACAAAGGGTGTAAGAAGATCGCTTGTGGCTTGGTTTGAAGGCCCACAATGGGTTTGAGGAATTTATTCAAAAACCCTAGAGAGTTGAAAATAGAAATGTTTGTAAAGGAAGGGTTTGAGCTTATTGATAAGCCAGACAAATCCATAAACTTTCTACCAAGTTGGTTTAAAAACATAAAGCCATTCTCAGACAAAAAGGATTTAAGCACAGCCACAGTCAAAAAGTGTGTTCCATTTTTAGATGCAATGTCTCTTGGGTATATTATACCTATGTGGGCAGACCTAAAGGTAGTCGTTGAGCCACAAGTAGAGCTTTATGATAGTAACTCTAACCTGATAAGCTCTGGTATTGGTGGATTGGTTAATGATAGTGTTTGCTTGAGCAACATTTTCAATGAAAGTATAAATAACTACACTGACCTGATTGGGTATAACTTTAACGGTAAAGAGATTGCAGACGTTTCTTTAGGAAAGTTAGGAATAAACTGCTCTTTTAATAGTGCTTTCTCTAATGATGATCCAGATAAAAAAAACTTAATGGGGGTCGTTTCTGGACATGCGGCATCTCAAGTAGGTGGAGGATTTCCACAATATCCACTGGGAGATCAAGTAATGAAGTTGCACTCCCCTTGGTCTATAAGATGCCCAAAGGGATATTCTTTATATTATAAGAACCCACCAAACCATTTCGAAAATAAAATTTGTTTCTTTGAGGCTTTGGTTGATGTTGATGAGTATTTAATTCCACCAAATTTTCCTTTTATTTGGACTGGCTCTGAAAGGGGGACTTTTTATATAAAAAGAGGAACCCCTCTAGTTCACATTATACCTATTAAAAGGGAGAGCTTTACGGAATGTCATAAGGTTCTTGAAGAAAAGGAACTAGCAAATAACCAAAATCTTTTAACGTCAAACTTTACTGATGGTTATAGGAATAACTTTTGGCACAAGCGTAAGATTGGCCTAGCAAGCCAGAATAATTTATAAAGCTAATAGTGAAAGGACACGACGATGGCTATAAAAGTTGCAAACACCACTGTTATAAATAACAGCCTAGAGTTACAGAATGTTGCGAGCTTAGATGCGACTACTACATCAAACATTTTTGATGCGTCCACCTATACAAAATATGAACTTCCACCCTATTCTACAGGTTCGTCAAACAAGAATATTCTTTTTTTTGCAAATCTTTCTTTTGACTTTGGGGCGGGAGGTTGGGAAACAACAACTGCTTACAGCACTTGGGGCGATAACACAGTAGATAATATAATTTATGCAGATTCGTTTGGTTTAACTGGTGGAAGTAATGCATGGCTGGCAGCAGAAAATAGTGCGGGAGTCTCAAAAAAAGTTGAAATTTTTTCAACTACAGATCTTTCTTCCCCCTCAACCATCTTGGCCGGGACTGTTACTGTTCAAACAGGCCCAACTAATGGGTTCTATAAATACACAGCGACCATACCTGCGAACACCTCTGGTTTTAGCGCCTATATTTGGTTTGAACCAAGTGTTGTGTTAAGCAACGTAGTTGTAAGGTGGGAGGATTCAGTAAACTTGATAACTCGCTCAGGTAGCGGAAGAACAAATGGATTTCGTAATATACAGTATTGGTTTCAGGGAGACGTAGGGTTTTAATTAGTTTTAAGGCTCAAGGTGGCAATAGTATATCAGATTTCTCTGCATGGATCTGCGTATGATGCACGAGGAAAAGATTGGAACACTGTAGAGAAAGAGACGGGCTGCATCAGAGATGCGCAGTGGCGTGATCCAATACTGGACAGGCCCCTGTTAGTTACAGAGTTTGGTTGCGCTGTTAGCCACCTTAGAGCTTGGGAAAAGATAGCCGCCTCTAATCGCAACGGCATAATCCTTGAAGAAGATGCAGTCTATGACAGCATTGACCCAAGTGCAGTAGACACTCTATTGAAAGAGCATGACAGCGTTTGGTTGGGATACCGCCTTAATACTCTTGGCTATTGGTATAATTGTCATGCTTACGCTATTAGACCAGAAACCGCCAAGAGATTGATAGATGGCTACAAGGATGCTATCATTCCTGTAGATGAATGGGTGCCTGCCAAACTAAAAGTTCAATCGAACTTTTTCTTTACACCAGAGATTGTAAAGCAGATACCCAGAGAAGTTAGGCCAAGCACGATTGAGGGGGAATCAATGCAGGTACATGTACTGACAGTTGGAACAGATCAAAGTAAAATGTGGGCTTTGGAGCAATCTGCAAAAGCGCACGGGATAACGTACTTAAATCTTGGACGTAAGGTAAACTGGGCAGGCGGCACAATGGAAGCCCAAGGCGGAGGTCAAAAGATTAACCTTGTTCGTAACCACCTTGAATCTCTGCACGATGGGGATGTAGTGCTATTTGTGGATGGTTACGATGTTATCATAAACGACACGCTGCCTACTATCCTAGAGAGATATGAGGACATGGGTGCAGATATCATATTCGCAGCAGAAAAAAATTGTTGGCCCGATGCGACGATGGCTTCACAATTTCCTTTGTCAACAATCTATAGGTACTTAAACAGCGGCGCGTACATAGGTAAAGTGGGTACGCTCAAAGAGTTTCTTAATAAGGCAGTGCCCAATGACTCTGATGATCAACTATGGATGCAAAAAAGATTTTTATCATCTGACTGGCAATCCACGGCTTCTGCTAATTTAGATTACGAAGGCTACATTTTTCAATGTGATGACGATGTTGAAGTTATCAATGGTCAACTATCAAACGGCATGTGCTGCCCATGTATCTACCACGGCAACGGTGGAGATGATGCAAAGGTAAGATTTAAAAATCTTGCAGATAAATTTGGGTATGTAGAAGAAGCAGAGGTGTTATCTCCCACATACCATAAGGGTCTTGAGTACGAAGAGGTTGCTCCAGAAATATTGGTGACGGACTTTATGTCAGAGGCTCAATGCCAGCGATACATCGAAACATCAGAGAGCCTTGGTCGGTGGGGTGAGCTTAATGGTGATAAGTTTCCAGCGCAAGAAATACGGCTAAAAGAATTAGGCTTGTGGGACGAGATGTCGGAACAATGGGAAGATAAGCTTAGTAAGATATGCGAGAAGCATTGGCACCCAGAAGCCTACCTTGGTCTGCGTGATGCGTTTACTATGCGTTATTCTATGGATACACAGACTGAATTAGGCCTTCACACAGATGCATCTTTGTTTACGGGTAGTGTAAAGCTTAATGATAATTACGCTGGAGCGGAGCTTGTTTTTCCTAGACAAGAGTTTACAAACAAGGATGTAAAAGTTGGGCAGTGCATTTTGTTTCCGTCTATGGTAACACATGGACATAAGGTTCTGCCTTTGCGTGGGGGAAAGAAGTACAGCTTGACCATGTGGACCTGTCGATATGAGGGTGACTCAAACTAAAAACAATGTTAGTTTCTTGCTATGTTAGGTTACAGCCCCATAGCAGGATCTGCACTCGCGTCTTCTGGACATGAGATTATTGTTGTTAGCTTAGACCACGGTTCTTTTGCGCTTTCTGGGCAGACAATTGATTTTGGTATTAGCGAAACATTAGACAACGGCAGCTTTTCTCTTGCAGGGCAGGATGTTTCTGTGATTGCGGGTAAAGGATTGCTAGCAGGCGCGGGTAGTTTTGCCCTTACAGGGCAGGCGGTTGGGACCGTTATATCTGTAAATATGAGCGCGGCTCATGGTTCTTTCGCGCTTACAGGACAAGATGCAAGCGGCTTAGTTGGAGAGATATTTGAAGCGGGTGGGTTTAATCTTACAGGTCAAACCGCAGACTTTAACAAAGCCCTTAAATTAGATGCCGCTCATGGTTCTTTCGCGCTTACAGGACAAGACGCGCCTCGCGCTATATCAGAGACGTTAGATCAGGGGTCTTTTGCGCTTACAGGGCAGGCAATAAACTTTAAAAAATCAGCTAGTTTAGAAGCTGGCAGTTTTGCGCTTACAGGACAAGATATATCTTTTGTTATTGCTTTAACAGAAGCCTTAACGCAGGGCAGTTTCTCCCTAACAGGCCAGACTTTAAGCCTTTCCTTGCAAAGAAGGGTTGTAGCAGGCCAAGGATCTTTTGTTCTGACTGGTCAGGATGTTGATTTAAACCGTGGTTTTAAATTGGATGCAGATCACGGGTCTTTTGCTTTGACGGGTCAAGACGTAAACCGCAAGGTTACAGAGATCATGGACACCGGAGTGTTCGCACTTGCGGGTCAAGATGCAACACTGAAGCTGGGAGAAGCTGTAGAAGGCGTTTCAATTACCGTATTCATTGGGGGCGCTGCTGTTTACGGTCTAATACTGCCTGACCAAGATCCAAATTGGATAAGAGTAACACCCGCACAAGACCCACAATGGACCCTTGTTGCTTAGAAGCAGAATAAAACGTATATTAAGTGCAATTGAACTTTTTAGATAGGCGCTCAGATGGCTACATATACAGACGCAAACGGCGTTAAACTAATAACTACAGGTGACGAGGCTGGTACATGGGGTTCTAGTACAAACGTCAACTTGCAAATCCTTGATCGTGCAGCTAACGGCTTTGAGTCTATCGCTCTTAGTTCAACAACATATACCCTAACTCTGTCTGCCCAGCCTTCCTCTGCGGAAAATGGACATTACAAAGCTATAAAGTTTACGGGGTCGCCCGGCGGGACATGTACGGTTACTTTAGCCCAAAACGATAAAGCCAGAGTATACATGATCCTGAACTCCACAGATGCTGCCTTGATTGTTACTCAAGGATCTGGCGCGAATGTAACGATTGAGGTTGGTAAGGGTTCTATTGTTCTTGCAGACGGTGCAGGATCTGGTGCGGCAGTAACCGACTTTACCGCTGCGGTACAGAACATAACGGATTTATCTAGCCCATTTAATGTTGGTGCCACTAGCGTCACTACCTCTGGTGCAGAATTAAACTTGCTGGACGGTTCAGCGGCGGGCACTATCGCCAACAGTAAGGCTGTGATCTACGGTTCATCTGGCGAGGTAAACGCCACAACGCTACAGATCGCGGGCACATCCATTACAGCCACGGCTACGGAGCTAAATTATGTGGACGGAGTTACGTCTGCAATTCAAACCCAGATTGATGCAAAGCAGCCTCTTGGGACTGTAGCGGTTACAGTAGCGGGCGGTAAGTTCGTAATAGATGGCACCTCTCAACAGACTGTTGAAATCAAACCGTCTGTCACTTATCGCTTTGATCAATCAGATGCCTCGAACAGTAGTCACCCATTGCGGTTTTCAACCAATGACAACAACAGCCCTAATGCTCCATTTACAACAGGGATTACAACAGCGGGAACGCCCGGAAGTGCGGGTGCTTACACGCAAGTAAAACTAGAGCAAGATGCCCCTGCGGTGCTGTACTACTATTGCTCCAACCACTCTGGTATGGGCGGCAAGGCCGTGGTTCGTATGTCGGACCTTACCGCAAGTCGTGCTTTAATATCTGACTCTGATGGGGATATTGCAGTATCAGGCGTAACTACAACTGAACTTGATATCCTAGATGGACTTACTGCCACCACGGCAGAGCTTAACATTATGGATGGTGTAACAGCGACTACAGCAGAGATTAATTATGTTGATGGCGTAACCTCTGCCATCCAGACACAAATTGATGGCAAACAGGCAACTATTACAGGAGCCGCAACCACCATTGATGACGCGGATCTTACAGCAAGTCGTGCGGTTATATCAAATGCTAGCGGTAAGGTTGCCGTGTCCGACGTTACAGATACAGAGCTTGGGTATTTGGATGGTGTCACATCCGCTGTGCAAACTCAGATAGACGGTAAGCAAGCCACTATCACAGGTGCAGCTAGTAGCATTACAAGCTCAAACCTCACCGCACTGAGATCACTTTATTCTGATGCAAGCGGAAAGGTGGCGGCTTCTTCTATAACTGCTACAGAGCTTAGTTACTTAGGTGGAGTGACTTCTGCAATTCAAACGCAGTTAGATGGAAAGCTATCTACTGGTGGCGGCACATTAACAGGAAGTTTGAATGTTGGGTCTGGCAATCAGTTATTTACAAACACCGTTACGGAAGTGAGTTCTGGGTCAGGTGTAACTATTGATAGCGTCCTATTGAAGGACGATACTGTTACAGCGGATAGTCATTTTATATCAGGTGGTAGCGGATCTACTTGGGAAATAGTAAAAAGTGGTACAAGCCTTATAATTAAGTATGGCAGTACAAGTCTTATGAAGTTGGACAGTTCTGGCAACCTGACTGTCACAGGCGATGTAATTACTAATGGAACAATCTAAATGCCGTACACAGATCTTAGATTTAAAGCTGGCATAAACAAAGAGATCACCCCGTACTCTGAGGAGAACGGCTGGGTGGATTGTGATAAGGTTCGCTTTAGATTTGGGTATCCAGAAAAGTTAAACGGCTGGGAGAAGAACTCAGGTAATGCTTTTCTTGGGTTGTGCCGTGGGTTGCATGAATGGGTCGCCCTTAACGGCGAAAGGTTTCTAGGTGTAGGGACAGAGCAAAAGTATTACATCAAGCAAGGTACAGCGTATAACGACATTACGCCTATCAGATCAACCACATCTGCGGGCGATGTTACTTTTGCTGCCACAAACGGCTCTCCTGTGATCACGGTTACGGATGTGAACCACGGCTGTGTTGTAAATGATTTTGTGACTTTCTCTGGGGCAGTTTCGTTAGGCGGCAATATAACGGCAGCGATACTGAACCAAGAGTACCAAATTACAGAAGTTTTAAACGGTAACGGGTACAAAATATCTGCGCGTACTGTTAGCACTATCCCTAGTATCACAGTTACAGGTGGTCTGAACGCTACTGCTGTAAACGCTAATGGCAGCGACACAGGTAATGGTGGCAGCAGTGTGGTTGGAACCTACCAGATAGGTACAGGTCTTAACTCTTCTGTTGAGGGCGCTGGTTGGGGTGCTGGACTTTGGGGTGGTACGAACAACAGTGCTTTCCAAACTACTATAGCAGAGGATCTAGACAACTCTGAGACAGGGGTAGACGTAGCGACAGGACAAGGCTCAAACTTTGCAACCAATGACGTTGTTTTGGTGGGCAGCGAACTTATGACGGTATCCTCTGTAGCCACAGATACATTGACCGTTGCTCGCGGTGCCAAAGGAACCAGCGCTGCCACACATAGTAACGGTGCAAACATATTCATTACTTTGGGCAACACAGATAGCGCAGACAACTTTAACGGTTGGGGTGAGGCCCCTGCCACGGGTACACAGACTGCGGAAACAAACCTGCGGGTCTGGTCTCACGATAACTTTGGCGAAGACCTTATCTTCAATGAACGTAACGGTCAGGTGTTCTATTGGGACAAAACAAACGGTGTGACCACAAGAGGCATAGAGCTTTCTACGTTGACAGGAACGCCAACATCTGTGCCCCAGAAGGCGGCGCAAATACTTTTATCAGATCGTGATAGGCACGTTATTGCTTTTGGCGCTGACGGTTTGGGTGCAAGCTCATCGACAGCGAAGGGCGATGGAGAGCAAGATCCTATGCTGATTAGGTTCTCAAGCCAAGAGAATCCTATTGATTGGTATCCTACTACTACAAACACAGCGGGTGATCTGCGAATTGATTCTGGTTCAAAGATCGTACAAGCCGTAGAAACAAGGCAGCAAATCCTAGTATTTACGGACGTTGCCATCTACGCAATGCAGTTTATCGGACCACCGTTTACGTTTGGTATCAACCTTATCTCTAGCAACATAAGTATTGCTGCACCAAAGGCGGCGGTCGCAGTAGATGATGCGGTATACTGGATGGGCGCAGCGGAGTTTTACACTTACAACGGTGCGGTACAGCGTCTGCCTTGTACGGTTCGTGATCATGTGTTTAACGACTTTAACTC